AAAGGTGTGGGAATTGATCAAGATAAGTGGTTCTGTTATTTTCCTGATGATAAAGTATCTTACCGCCGTAGCTATGAAGCGGCTAAGGCTTGGTCAGAAAAATATATGGAAAAACTACAGACATACAATGTCAATCAAGTTAAGACTGTCAAAGAACAGTCTTTACAGCGCAAGTTATCTCGCCACCTAAGTTACGTGGTTGGTTCGGAATCGTTAGGCTGTGTCAATACTGGACGCGCCGCTTGTATAGCACATTTATCTGTTAACGGAAAATCCTTTTATGTAGTCGGTTTTGAAGGTGCTGTTACTGATACCCTATTTGAGAAAGTTGTTTTTAAAATTAAAAAAGATTTACAATCTGGTTTATTCCAAGATTGCTATCAGACTGAAGTATGGGGTAGCGTTTCGGTCTTTAAAAGTTTCAAAGAAGCCGAAAAAGCTTATCGCAAAATGGATGACAAAACAAAAAAACAGAACGAGGAAGATCGTCAAGCAATAGCAGAAGCAAAAGCAAAAGCAAAAAAAGGAGACATGGAGTCAGTATTTGCATTGTCAGACTACGGGGTTATTTGAAAAATATTTTTCAAACCACTTGACACGAAAACATATCCCTGTCATTATAGGTATGTACCAAAACACCAAAGGAGTTAAACAGATGGCAACGCTAAAACTAATCAAAAACGCTCAACCAATGGGAGTTTATCAACCTACGCTCATTGATGAAATGAAAAAGAATGCTGATATTCTTGTCCATTATGCAAATGGAGGAAGTTTTACGATCGAGGTTAAAAACCCTAGTATTAAGGTCAAAGGCCGTGGCGTAAAATGTTGTTACGAAAATGGAAATTTTGAAGTCACAGAAAACAAGTTAAAACAGTTAGAAAAACAACATAAGGTAATCTGTGATTTTTAATTGTCCTAAATGTCAATCACAGAGAATCTCTAAAAAAGGGTTCTCTGTGTCAGGAAAACAGCGTTATCGCTGTAAAGACTGCAATCATCATTTTACTGGTAATCCAGCAGGAAAACCCTCCCACCCTGATTCAATGACTAACGCCGAAAGATGTCGTCGTTATCGGTTGAAAAAAAACAAAAAAACACTTGACACGAAAACATATACCTGTTATATTGGGTATATGCCAAAACACCAAAGGAGTTCACGATGACCGATCAAGAGCGGATCGCATACTATAATGTTTTAACTCAGCTATTCCGTGTCCAGTGCCAGCTAATAGATTTACGAAAAGCTGGACACATCGAAAAATGTTCGTTAGTTTATGAGTATTTGCTTGACAAGCGGGCAAAGCTAGATAAACAGCTTATCGATTTAGAATCGCTTCCAAATAAGATCATGAATCAATAAAGTAGTTTAGCTGGCTAATATTAGCCGGCATTAGGAGGAATCTCATGAAATTTTTAATCGCAGTTCAGGATCATGAAGGCCGTTGGCATAAAAAAGGATTCGTTAGCTTTAATCGGCGGTGTATTCCAGATTCTCGCCTAAAAGATCTTTTTCCCCCAAATACTAGAGGGTATGAGAATCTTTTAAAATCTTGCCGGTTTTTGGTGGGAGATAAAGCTGCTCAGTCGGTGGATTGGCAGCATCGATCTTTGATGGTTCGTACTCACAAAATAGATTAAGTCGCGTGTGATTGTTAGCAATTTTACTCAAGACTAAAGATTGTTTGTAATCAGTTATCAGTTATCATCAACTATTTGGGATTAACAAAATGAACCAATTTACAGAAAAACTACCCAATCAAGTCACACTAGAGATGGTGAGCTTGCCAGCAGGTGAGTTTCTCATGGTATCTCCTGAAAGTAATGCTCAAAAGCCTCAACACCAAGTTAAAGTCAACAGTTTTGCCATCGGCAAATATCCCATTACTCAGACACAATATGAAGCGGTGATAGAAACCAATACTTCTTACTTTAAAAACAATCCGCAAAATCCCGTAGAAAAGGTTAGTTGGGACGATGCTCAAGCCTTTTGTCAGAAATTGAGTCAAATAACCAGGAAAACCTATCGCCTACCGACAGAAGCGGAATGGGAATATGCTTGTCGTGCGGGGACAACCACTCGCTATTATTTTGGTGATGATGTCAATCAGTTAGGAGATTATGCTTGGTATGACGAAAATTCTAATAACACAACTCATCCCGTAGGACAGAAAAAGCCCAATGGTTGGGGACTATATGACATGAGTGGTAATGTTTGGGAGTGGTGCAAAGATAGTTGTCTGCGGGGTGGTTCCTGGTACAACTATCCGATTTACTGCCGTTCCGCTTACCGCTGCTACGAAGACCGTCGCGACTACCGCTACTACGATAATGGTTTTCGGGTGGTGTGCGACAATCAAATGTTCTTTTACAACCCCTTCAATTTCCCCCTTCTTACCTCTAGTGTAAAAGAATTTGCTGTAAAGCTCGAAAATATGCTAGTAAAATTAGAACATCATTTAGCAATAAGCGAAGATGGTCTTTACTGTAGAATATTTTTTCACCAACCCTATACAGGTGTTTATCCTGGTGTTTATGATACCCAAAAAGTGTACCAAATGCTAAATGAATTGACCGAACATAAAAATTATTTATGGTCTTTCCTCCAAGATTGCAAAGCTTAATAGTTTTAGCTTTTAGAAATCAGTTATCAGTTATTAACCACAAATCAACAGAGGTAATTATGTTTCAATTAATCTTTGCAGAAGAAGATAAAGATGGCAATCCTAAAAACCAAACTTTTACTACCGGGGCTATTATATACAACAAAGAAGGAATACCTCAACAGTATTTTTCCAATATAAATACAGAAGAAGATGTTACCAAAATTTTTGAGTATTACAATCAACGAGACAAGTTATTGTATTTTGAAGCTATGTGTTTGGAGACTGGTCAAGTTATTAAACTAAAGTAGTGAATCAACGGGAGTAATTATGCTATAGCGGTATTCGCTTGAGTGAGATACATACAAAGTCTTGCCTAGACTGACTCATAGCCTGTTGCACTATACCTCATTCGACTGCATACCGCTATATAATAGCTGCAAGGATAACTTGCAGCTATTTTTTAATGATTAACTGGAATCTAGGAAAAGACTTAGCTACTGAAGCTTTTGGGGAAATGGTGGGCGAGTTTGCCCAAGAAATTAACTTTCAGATAAAAGATAATAAATGGCCTTGGCCTCGGGAAACCGTGCGTCAAAACGGTAGTGTAGTTGGCTCACCCCGGGACATTGTGGATACGGGTGAGCTAAAAAATAGCCAATTTATTGAAGATGTATCGGATGTTTATAAAGTAATCGGTTACACGGCTGATCATGCCGCTCTTGTCCATGAAGGGTATCAAATAGAGCGTAACGATGGGACGGTGACAGATGTTCCCGCCCGCCCATTTATCGACACGGCTATAGAAGACTATAATCCAATTGAGGCTTATAGTGAAATCTTAAAGGAAAAATTAAATGAGTGAATCAGAATTAAGAGATATTTTATTAGGTATTAGAAACAATTTAAAGATACTTATCGGTATTGACTTAGGCAAATACGAAATAACAAGCCCTACAGGGCAAAAATTAAATGAAATTGATGCTATTTGGGTAGAGCCTCCTGAATTACCCCCTAACTATAAAGTAAAACCCAATAGCGGCATCGAAGCAATTATTCAAAGAGAGCCTAATCCTTATCACGAAAATTTACTAGGATATACCGTAGGTATAAATAACTATTGCATTACCCTAAAACAGTACAATCTAGAGAAATCCCTAACACCGGTGATTGAAAGGCTTAAATCTTCTCGCTACTGGAATTTTCTAGATCAGCCTCGCCTAACCCCCTATACCAAAACTTCTGAGGGGATTATCAGACCAAAAGCGACCTTTAAAATTACCACTGCTAGGCTTTTAGACTTCTAGAGTACACATTTACTAATCTTTTATAGTACAATATAACTAGAAAAGTTTAGTCAGTGATCAGAAATGTCCAATCAGATTCTAGAATTAAATCGGAGTGACAACCTCACCCCTAGCCGTGATAATAAATTTTTTATCTCTGGTGTTTACGGATTTGGAGAGGAACCTCCCACACGAGTAGCTGATTTAGCTGCCGCAATCGTCTTAGGTGATACGACCCTTACCGTAGCGACTGGGGGTTTTGGGCGAATTTTATATGCTGGCACTTTAATTTATGTGGGGACTGCCGGTAATTACGTGATCGTCCGAACAGCGACGACATCAACTCAGACAGTAATCCAGATCGAACCTTCCAAAATTGCTGCTACCCTTGCTACTCCCGCTCAAAAATGCACGATTAAATCCTGGGTTCCTTTTGTGAGTGCCAAGACCTTTAACGTTGACACCTCCTCTACCGAGGTTACTGATTCCGTCTTTGGTGAAATGGCGGTGGAGAAATTTATCTCCGAAATCATGAGTACTGGGTCGGTATCGGGTCCGCTTGTATTTGGTGATCCTGGATATGAAATCGTAAAGGCCGCAGAGCAAAAAGGTGATCGAATTTACCTTGAAATTGTCTATATGGGACAGCGCGGCGGCTTAGGTTTTCAGACAAATGTTAGCCAAAATGTTAGTGGTGAAAAAGGTAATTTCCTACAAGGAAACGTAACTCTAACTATTAGTGGCAATGTGTTTGACATTAAACCGATGGCAACGTCGCCATTCTCTCCTAATGTAGCTGATGACCTCAATTAAAATAGTTAAACTTCTTGTCGATGAAGACCAAGAGGTAATGTTAGTCAATTCTAGAATAATCAATAATTACCTCTGGTTTTCTTTCGGTACGTTTGATCGAGAAATAAGTCAACAAGAAAAGATATTAATCGAACCACCAGACGGAACAAAAAACCAAGAAAGAATACAGGTATCTGTAACTCTCGATCCTCTGTGGCTTAATACTGAACAAAGTGCAAAAAGAAATCAAAAGGTAAAAATAAATGGCGAAGTTAAGCGTATTAGGCAAATTGAAGTTTAATGAAACATTCTTTTTTCCTTTAAAAAAAGAATGGCTTTATTATATTCAAGACAACGATATTTTACTGGAAAAGATAGATACAATTGCCACTGAAGAAAATGGGGAAATTGGGATCAAGTTTTTAAAACGATACGGGATTAATCCAAAGGAAAATGAAACAGTCAAGGAATATTTAGAAGCACGGGAAAAAGCTGACAAAGCTTATCTTGAGAAAATTAAAGCTATCGGGCAAAAAACGGGACTATCCACTGCTGAAATTGAAGGAGTAGTAGTTAACGACGGTTCGATCCGAGAACGAATTGAACAGGTCATGGTTGATGCCCTTGACGGGGTAAAATCTGACAGCGTAGAACAAAAAGTAGAAACCGCCGCTATTGTACAGCAATCGATTTTAAGCAACCGTAAAAAGACAAGAGAACTAACAAGAGAATCTATAGAACTTGTAGAGCCTTATCTCGATGAATTAAACGCTTTATTTAAGGATCGGGAAACAACCTATGAAACTTACAATAGAGCCTTATTAGCTAACTTTCTTGGAAGCCCTCGCCGCGTAGTTAAGCTCAAGGATAAGTCTTCTGTTGATTTCACCATACAAGACATTAATGATATGTCTCAATTTATGGTGGTAAAACTCTATCAAGACTATCTCTGGCAAGACATAACTCAGTGGCAGAACCCAGAACCTGAAAAATCAGAACCTGAAAAACCAGAATCAGAACTAGCGGAGGATGACGAAAAAAACGAATAGATGACGCAATTAATGTACGGTTAGAGGCAATCGCTAACCCCATTAATTGGGAAGAAATCTATTACAAATGGTGTGCATGGGGATTACCCATCGAGGAGTGGGAAGAATGGCCAGACTGGTTAATCCTAAAAAAATATTCAGGGATTAATAAAGTCAAATGTGAAGAGATTAATTCACTATCGGCTACGGTTAGTCAGATTGCCGCCATGGTTCACGCCTACCTAATAGCACAATCTAAAGAAAAATCACAGTCTCAACCTCCAAAACCCAGTGATTTTCTTCCTTTTCGGTTTAAGGAAAATAAAAAATATTTTCTTGATCAAGAAACCGCTCAAATTCTGTTAGAAGCTATGCAAGCTGGCCAAGTGCCAGTCTTCGCCACTCAGATAATAGTCGATTGCGGACTATACGACGAAATAATTCAATTAGTAAGGGAGAAAAGCTAATGTCTTTATCGCTTGGTACTTTAGAAATCGGTCTAGGGCTAAATACATCTCAGTATGATGCTGGTATCAAATCGGCTAAAGACCAGCTTTCTTCCTTAGAGCAAAAAGTTATTACTCCCAAGGTCGATCACCGTCCGTTAGATGCCTTGAACCAGCATCTAACGGTTAAAGAGAATCATTATGATAAACTTAATAAAAAGATTATTGCTCCTAAAGTCAATCACGTTGCATTAGAAGCATTAAACGAGTATTTAACTGTTACAGAAAACCGCATTGATGAATTTAATAAGAAAGTCATTAAAGTTCAAGTTGATGACACAGAATTATTGGCACTTCAAAAACAATTAGAAGAAACTCTTGCTTTACAAAATCAAGTTATTGAGTCTTCTAAAGAAACTACTATTAAGCCAACAACAGACAGTCAAAATCTTACAAAACTTCAAAAAGACCACGAAAAAACAAATATTGCACAAGAAAAAACAAGAAAAAAAGCCAATCAAAACGTATCAATAACAACAAATAATCAAAATCTAACAAAACTTGATCAACAGCATAAACAAACTCAAATCAAGACAATACCTGTTACAACAGAACAGCAAAGTACGATTCAAAAACCCAGTTCAGTAGAACAACAAAATATAACTCAAAGACCTGTTGCACCAGAACAGCAAAATATATCTCAAAGACCCAATATTCGAGGTGGTGGGTTTAGTGCAATGGTGGCCGTGGAGTTATTGTCGCAAATTTTGTCAGGATCATTGACCAAAATTTTGTCAGCAGTATTACCAGCAATACTAAAAGTTGTTGAAACTAGAAAGAATTTTGTCAGCGCAGTAATGTCAATGCCTGCCAACTTTTTAAAGAGCTATTCAGAAGGCGCGGCTTACACTTACGCAGATATATTTACCAGGAATAATATTAAAGCTTTTGACAAAGAAGCAGGAACAAACTTGTATGAAACTGGTGGATCCGATCTCGGTAAGCTTGCTGGGAAAACAGTTAGAAAAGGCAAAACAGTATTAAACGAGCATTTAGAAACTGAATCGGCACAAAAAGGTTCTGAGGCTATAGCGGACGCAACTAAAAGAACAAAAGAAGAAATGGCAGAATTAAAAAAGTTAGCCATTGAATTTTATAATACTCAAGACCCTAGTAAAGCACAAGAGTTAGCAGAACAATTGCTAAAAGTATCTAATTCAATGAGACAAGTTGCAATGTCTCCTATCGATACTTTTGCTAATGCAAGAAAAGAACTAAAATCAGGTGAGTCTATCGCAAAAGCTAGAAAACAATCAGCAACAGTCCAACTAGACGAAAAAGCTGTAAGTGAAGCAGAAAAAATAGTTTTTGTTTCTGGGGGTTTTGCTGGTAAACAGGGAGAAGGAAGCAAAGAAATTGCTGAAAATCTTCAACCAAAACTAGAAGATGGGGTTTTAGTTATCCCTATTGCTAATAAAGCAACTGATTTAAGTACATCCATTAAAGATAATCCTTTGAAATGGGCTGGTGAAGCAGCCGCTCAAACAGTGGGGCAAGGATTGTCAGGGACTAACGAAGATTCAGTTTCAATGCTTGCTGCAGTTATCAAGGCTAGAGAATTAAATCCTAATGCTCAAATTGATTTACTTGGTTATTCTGCTGGGGGTTTTGTTTCTGAAGGTGCGACTAGATTAGCAAACCAAGCTGGTATTGAAAATATAAAAGGGGTAGCTATTGCTACTCCGTCAATGGTCGGGACTACTCAAATGGATAATTTTTCTCGTTATATAGGAGAGAATGACCCTATTAGACTAGCAGAACAAACTATGGGGGCATCAGATGTATCCAAGCAAAGTCAAGTTATTTCCGATATTGCGTCACATTCTTCTTCTGACTACCTTGAAAACGCAGAAATTATCAAGATATTGAATAAAGAAGTTGATAAATTACAGGAAAATATTGAAGATATTCCTGATCAATTAGAACTATTTGATATGTCATCTTTGCAATTAAAGCAAAGAGAATTAGTAGCTATTGAAACACAGCTAAAAGAAGTCAAAGAAGCTACAAAACCTTTAGAACATTTAAAAGTTGATAGTATAGTAGCAACCAATATTCCTAACATTAAATTAGGCACTGAAGAGAAATCGTTTGAGATTCCTAGTATTAGTTCAAAAAATAACCCGTCTAAAAATATAACAACCGACAATAAAGTTAGTAGCGATACAGGTGTTAAAGAAAAAGAAATTGTGTCACTGTCTAAACAGACAAAAGACCTAAAGTCTTTAATTCAAAGTAATCCTGCATCTGCTGATATTGTTAAAGCACAGGCTCAAACTGACGCAATTAGAAAATGGTTTAGTGATCGTTATCAAAAATTAAAAACATTAATAGATTCTGGTGAATTAGACCAAGCAAAAAAAGTAGCTAATGAAATATTAATTGCCAAAGAACAAGCCTCTTCTGATTTAGAAGACATACTAAAATTACTCAAAGAAGCTGGACAGCCCACTTCTATAGCTTCTGGGGGAGTCGGTGCTTCTGTTCAGTCTGCAAAAGGATACTTAAGTAGTACAGGAAAAAAAGTTCAGACTGCTCAAGAAACAATTGGTATAAAAGAATTATCTCCTATTAAATCAGGACTAATTCAACAAATTCAGAAAACTGGTGTCGATACTACTACAGTAGGCTTTAAAACTCTATTCGCAAAGGCTATAGAACAATCAGCAAAATCAATAGCTTCTGGTGGGAATAAAGAGTTAATAGAGACTAATTTAGAGAAACTAATCTTAAGCTTAAATCCTGTTTTAGTAAATAAAAATAAGACTAAAGGACTTGGCTCTGACATTATAGAAGGGATAAAATTAGGAATTAAAAGCGAGTCTGGTGATTTAGATGCAGAAATGCGGGAAATTGCTTTAACCTTACCGAAAATAATTAGAGATACACTTGAGATTCAATCTCCATCAAAAGTTATGATGCGAATTGGTCGTGACATCAAAAGAGGTTTAATACTAGGACTAGATGGAATAAAAACTGAATTAAAATTTAAGGAGATAGAGATAAAAGATTTTGTCGGGAAAGTAAAATCTTTAGACCGTGAATCTTTAAAAACTAATGTCCAAAAAGCAGGGAAAAGAATTTTTAATGCACTTCCTAGTAATGTAAGAAATGAAGTAAAGTTTAGGCAATGGGAGATGGAAGAATCTGCTAAACAAATGCAACCCCTAAACCGTGAAACAATAAAAACAAATATTAAACAGGTAGGGAGAAAAGTTTTTAATATTGGAGGGATTTTTGATAAAATTGATGATTTTAAAGGTAAAAGTAAGTTAGAGCAATTTAGCACCATTGCTGATAAAGTTGAAAGATCACTTGATAAATTACCAGAACCAATTAAGAAAGTTGCTGGACTAATAAGAAACGCAATATTAGGTATAGTTGGTTTTAACGTTCTTGAATCAACTATTGGTTTATTAAATAAATTTGGAAAAGAAGCTTTTCAAACAGCAATTGAAGCAGAGCGGTTAGAAATGGCTTTATCCTTAACCACAGACGACGCTGAGTCTGCTTTGTCTAGGCTAAAAGTACAAGCAGATAAACTTGGAACATCTTTTTTGTCTTCTGCCAAAAACTATCAGCAGTTTAGTGCTGCTGTGATGAACACTTCACTAGAGTTTCAAAAAGATAAAATTTTTGAAGGAATAACATTAGGATTGGCTACTAGAGGTGCTAATTCTCAACAGCAAGACAGAGCTTTACTAGCTATTACTCAAATAGCTAGTAAAGGTCGTGTTTCAATGGAAGAACTTAACTCTCAGTTAGGTGAAGCAATGCCAGGCGCGTTACAGATTGCCGCTAGAGCTTATGGTGTAACGTCTCAAGAATTTATTAAATTAATTGAGTCTGGATCAGTAGCATCAGATGAATTTTTGTCGAAATTTGCAACTCAAACTACTTTAGAATCAGCAGGAGGGATTAATGTAATTAATGACACGGCTTTTGCTCAAGTTGCAAAACTTGAAAATCAATTAAACTTGCTTCGCGTAGAAATGGGAAAACCTTTATTAGAAGTGGCTAAATTAGGGATACCTACAGTTATCAGTGGACTTGGGAATTTAGAGGATCATGGAGATAAAATTGTAGCTACTTTTGTTTCGATGGGGATTGTCGTATCGGGTGTATTTGTTCAAATGTTACACAGGCTTGGTCTTTTAAAGTTAGGGCTAAAAGCACTAGGAGTTACCGCAGCATCTACAAAAGCATCAATCGCACAAATAGGTATAGGATTTGTTAAAGGGCTAGGATGGACTGCTTTAATCTTTGGTGTAATGGAAGCTTTTAAGGGGCTTTATCAATACATCAACGCAGGCTCCGAAGAGTCTAAACGATCCCTTAAATCAACCCAAGAATCGTTACAAGAATTGAGACGATTACTAGAAAAACCTTTACCTACACCTAAAGCTTCTACTGTTATAACTGATAGTGCAACCGCAATTCAGCAATTTAAAAACAACAGAGAAAAAGATAAAAGTTTAGAGTTTACTGCGGGGGGACTAAGTGATACAACACAAATCTTAAAATTATCAACTGACACATTTAGTGATACAAAGATTACCGAATTTACGGGTAAACTTGACGCATTGCGGCAAAAAGCAAAAGACCTCAAGATAGATGAAATCATAGCTAGTGGAGATGCTGACGTTAAAAAAGCTACATCTGTTCGTCAAGAAATTGCGAAAGTAAACCAAGAAATACAAGCTTTAACGGAAAAATACTTTCCTCAAATTGGGCTTATTGTTAATGAGATAGCATCTACAGAAGAAAGAATTACAGCAATTAAAAAAGTTTTAGATGATCCAGAGTCTTCTAATTCCCAAAAAGATAATGCTAGTATCCAGCTAGAAATTACTGAAGTTCAACTTAGAAAATTAAAAGAATCGCAAGAAAAATATAACGAAGCAGTCAAAGAGAATTTAGTCAACTATCAACGATTAACAGAACAAATAAATAAAGTAGCAAGAGCTTTATCTAATATTGAATTTGTCTCTAGTGGTCGAACTATTTTGTCTGAAACAGATATTAAGCGACAAGTTTTATCTGGGAACCTGAAGCCGTTTGAAATAGACTTGACCGTTAGAAAACAGAGCCTATCTATTGTCAAGGATCAGTTTAATTCGCTTAATGAATTACTGGCAACTAAAGAAAAAGAATTACAAAACACCCTAACAGATCAGATTAATCAGCGAATAACTGAGTTAATGCCTGAATTAAATGGAATAGATTTTAGAACGGCATTACAGCAGGGAAGTGTGTCACCAGAAGCTATAGGTGATCGGTTACAACAGTTGGGAGATCAAGCGCCTTTTGAATTAAAACAGGTATTAGAAACAGCTAAACAGCAAGCATCTATTAGACGACAAACTTTAACTATTGATAAATCAATTGTTGATACAGAACTAGAAATTGCTAACGCTAGACGAGAGCGCGCAAGAAATGCCAGACAAGCATCAATAGTCGGTGCCAATGTCAACGAGAGAATTGCTACTTTAAGGCAATTACCCTTTGGGGGGCCAGCCGCTTCCTATCGGGATGCCTTATCAGAAGTTCGCAACCAAGAGAGATTATTAGGAGAGGCTTATCTTCGATTAGAAAGTGCGTCAGACGATCCTAATGTGATTCAGCAAGAGGTTGATAATACCCGACTAGCCCTAGAACAAGCCCGCGCTAACCTATTACAGCAAAAAACATCACTACAAGACTATTACCGCAACCTTGGCCGTCAGATAATCGACTTTAATCGTCAGATTGAAGATTATAGAAGACGGATTGAAGATGCTCAACTGTCAGCTTTTAAAGAGAATCGTTCCCTATCTGAAAGTTACAGTGATTTAGTCAGGGAACTCGATAAGAACCTCTTAAATGCCCAAAATCAACTATTAGATACAACCGATAGAATCAGGGTACAGCAAGTTAAAAATCGGTTATTGATACCCGGTACAAGCGACGCCGGTAAAGAATTAGGTGACATTTTCCTGGAATTTGTACAGGGACAAGCTGACCTTGCCAGTCGCGGACGCACCTTCCAATCTCGAACCGAGGAGATAGAAACTTCCTATATCTCTACTCTAAGAAATATTCGTAACTTACAAGAGCAACAGCAAGAGGCTGAAAGAAATAGACTAAGAACGATTGAAGATATTAAACGGACTCAGGAAGACCTCAATCGTACTCTAGCTGATTTAATCCGACAAACCAATAAAGAATTAGGCTTTATTCCCCAATCAATCAAGGATATTGTCACAAATCTTAATACACTTCCAGAACCAATTAAATTAATCAATAAAGAATTAGGCTTTATTCCCCAATCAATCAAGGATATTGTCACAAATCTTAATACACTTCCAGAACCAATTAAATTAATCAATTCTGAGTTAGTGGCTATTCCCCCAAATATTAAGACTTCTGGAGAAGACTTAGTAAAAAGTATAGAGGAAACTGCTGAGGCAATTAGAAAAGCTAAGGAAGGTTTGATACTACCAGCACCTAGTAATTTCACCCCTGCTCCTGTGTGGAATGGGGGAGGGTTTTTACCGACGCCACCGCCACAGTCGTCTTCAATTCCCAAAGGGTTAACACCACGCGGTCAAGAATTATCTCAGCATTTAAACAATCCTCTCGTCAAAGCCTTTCTTGATACTATTGCTTACGCAGAAGGTACTGCCAATATGCCAAATAAGGGATATAACACCCTTTTTGGCTATGGACAATTTAGTTCTTTTGCAGATCATCCACGCCGAAGAATCCCGTTTGGATCAACCACTTCATCGGCATCTGGAAGATACCAGATCATGGATTTTACATGGGATGAAGAAAAAGCGAAATTAGGATTAAAAGATTTTTCTCCTTTCTCTCAAGATTTAGTCGCATTAAGCCGTATTTTAATGAGAGGTGGGTTAGACGAGCTTCTTAAGGGAGATATTCGTGGGGCAATTAACGCAACCCGCAAAGAATGGGCATCTTTCCCAGGGGCTAATTACCCTGGGCAAGGCATGAAACGGATGGAAGACCTGTTAAAGGTTTACGAGCAGTTTTTACAAAAATATCAACTCAATACTCCCCGTACTCAATCCGAATTAGACGCACTGCGATATGACGGCAATCCTGCTAACAGCGGGGCATTAAACCGTATTCAACAAATCAGAAGAAATCAAGGCGGTTCACCCACTCCATCAATTTCCACCCCTAACCCTTCTCCTGCCCGTGTTTTAACAAAAGAAGAAACAAAAGAAGGAAAAGGCGGCCCAGAATTTAGTAGTCCCCCACCCATAGCCCAATTACCGACTTTACCTAACCAAAATCAAGATAACTTCTGGGATGCCGATTTACCACCGGTTCCTAAAGACAATCCGATTAACTTCCAGAGTCCTAATTTACCGCCCGTTCCTAATCTTCCTACAGGTAATCTTGGCGCAGCGGCTGATCAAAATCGCAACGCCGAAATAGCCAATCAAAACGCTGAGGAGTTCTTAAGACGGCTAGAAGAGCAACAAAATCTAAACAATGCTCTTGACAGATCAATGAAATTTAGACGGCAGCAAGAGGAAGATGCCCGTGCATTAGAACGTACTTTAAGAGATGCTTCCGAGAATGTCGCTGATTTGACTATCAACTCTAAAGGGTATCTGACAGTACAAGAAGAAATTAATAAGAGTGCCACGGAAGTCTCTCGACAATATCGCTCTCAGATTGAATCACTAGAAGACCAGCGACGGACTTTACTTTTAAATGCTGAGGCTCAACAAAAATACAGCGACGCGATAAAAGAAATCTTAGGAGAATTTCAAAGAAAAGGTATAGCTCTCCCCCCTGAATTTATCAAAGAAATGACAGATAGTATCGAGGTTTTAGCTAAAAACGCTGAATTAGCTAAAGAACAGGTAGCAATTCTTGATCAAGCAATTGAACAATTAGGCAAGAATCAGGGAGTAGCTACCTTAGAAGCATCGTTTAGAAAAACCAGAGATACAGTCAGGAGTATCCGTGATCGGTTAAATGATTTAACTGTTCAAAGATTGAAGCTAGAGAATCAATCCCGACCGACTCTATTTGATGATTCTGCTATCCTTGCCGAACGTATTAGCCTACAAAAAGAAAAAGAAGAACTAGAGGATTATTTAGAACCTTACAAAGACTTACCACAATACGCTGATTTTGTAGCTAATATCCGCTCAGAATGGGAAAAGCTTGCAGAATTAAGGTTAGAACGAGCGGAGCTAGACGCTTCTCCAAATCGTGGCGCAGCTGAAAGCTTTTTCTCTGATATTAGAGAAGGAAAAGGAATAGGATCAGCTTTTAGTAGTCTTGGCTTAAATATTGCAACTAAATTTGTCGAAGGTATCACTAAACCTGCTATCGATGCTTTAACTTCTGCTATCGATGGTTTTGCTAAACCAATAACTCAGGCATTTGAGTCAGTATTTAATGCAATCATCGGGCCAGTAGGCAACTTCTTTACTAATGCCCTAAACAGTATCTTTAAACCAGTAGGTAACATCTTTTCCTCTATTTTTGGGGGAGGTGGCGGAGGTGGCTTATTTAACGGGCTACTTAGTGGAATAACAGGGATTTTTAGTGGGGGACTAGGCGGACTTGGTTCGATTGGATCACTTGGTAGTATAGGAGCCTCTAGCTTTGCTTCTGCCCCAGCTTCTGCTTTTTCTCTAGGTACAGGATTCAGCCTATTTAGTGATGGTGGGAAAGTTGGGGATGCCAATGTTCCGATAGAGAAAAATATCATTTCAGCTTTTCAGCGTGAACGAGCAATGTCGGGAGGCCGAAAACCTCGCTTGATCGTAGCCAATGAAGGCGAATTGGTTCTTACCCCTAAAGAAACAGAAGCTTATCTAGACTACAGAAACAACGCTCCTATTAAGAACTACGCCAACGGGGGATTTGTCGGGGGTAAGCCTAATTACTCCACAACCTCAAATAACAATAGCTCTAATCAGTCTTTGGTAATTAATAACACCAATAACGTGACTGTAGAATCACGGAACGATATGGGGTATAGTTTGAATCAATTGAAAGAACGGGAAAATACACAAAATGAACGAACTAAAAAACGATTCTTTGGGTAATCAAATTGTCACCGAAGCTCTTGAATGGCTCGGTACTCCTTGGTTTCATGGTCAATCGCTTAAAGGGATTGGAACCGATTGTGTAGGATTTATTGCTGGCGTGGGGATTAAAGTCGGATTCTTGCCCCATGATTTCATTATTGAAAACTACGAACGGATTCCCCGGAATAACTTCTTAGTGAGATTTATCGAGAGTATCTTGACAAGAGTAGAAGGTAGTCCAGATAAAGGAGATATTTTAGTCTTCCGTAAATCAGGTATAAATGGTCATGTAGGCATCTATTTAGGAGATGGGGAGTATATTCATGCTGACTCAATAAATGGCGTGATTAAGACCTATATCCATGAATACCCGCCTGTACTAATTTATCGAGTACCTGTTTTGGGAGTGGTAAAATCATAGAAAATTACCATAACCCCGATGAGAAAGATTGTTTTAAGTTTATTGTTTTTAGGAATGATGCCTACCGTGGCACTGTCTCTCGATACTCAAACTCAAGAGATACTTGAGAAAAGAACTTGTCAGTATCTCAAGTCTGGACTGACACTGGGAGAAACTATGGGAGCGATTAGATATGCCGTTGAACAGAACAGTAGTTCGAGGTCACAGTACGAACCAATTAATATTTGGCGTGATTATTTTATCAACGAAAGAACAAGGAAAATCCTTGAAAACGCTAAAAAAAGATGTCTAGAGTTTTTTCCTCGTAACTGAGAGGCAATGCCGTGGGAAGTTGGATTGTAGATAGATTGTAAATAACCCTATCTACAATCGAAGCCTTTACCCTGACTAGGTTTTAGACTTTGTTGATGCTGTTAATACTGTATAGAGGAAAAAAGAAAATAGGGTAAAGGGGGAAGACAGCCTCAACAGTAAGAGCGTAAAAAAATAATATCGGGGAATAGTGTCAACAGTATCAACAAAGTCTAGAAGCTATATATATCAAGGGTTCTATTGTTAATAACAATATCTACAATCTAACTACAAACTAACAATGACTGCCAGCATAGGACACTAAAAAAGAAAGAGGATTATTTTAATCCTCTTTCCCTGATTATTTCTTCCTACTGACTAGAATCGTCAAGCAACTATGTGAAATGGTACAATTGTAGTAATGCCCCCGGTACTAACGGGGGACTAACCACATTACCTGAACAAGAGGCCAATATGGCTATTGAAATAGTATCACAGAATGATTGTCTTGTCGTTGATTCTCGTTTGATTGCTGGTGAGTTGGGGATTGAACACCGCGCCTTGCGTCAAACCATAGAAAAATACATTGACGAGATTCAAGAGTTTGGAGTTGTCGCATTTCAAATGTCGAAACCCCTAGAAGGCTCTAGCGGCGGTCGTCCTGAGCGTTACTGCTACCTGAATGAAGAGCAAGCAACTTTTTTGATGACACTGTCTCGGAATACTTCGCAGGTCATTGCTTGTAAGCGCAACTTAGTCAAGGCATTTAGTCAAGCAAAGCAACTTATCAAAGAAGTAATCCCCGCTCAAAGTGGACGTATTCGAGAATTAGAACTTGAGTTAGAACTGACAAAAGCCAAAACCTATTATATGGATCGGCGTGACGCAATTCGATTAATACATGGTGCTGAGGTTTTAGCCTTGTTAGATGGCCGTCCAGATATTGTGATCGAGAAGGTCAAAAAAGTCACCGAGACAATTATCTGTAAAAACGGACGAAACGTGAGTTTTGAGGGTCGCTCTACTGCCGATCTAGGGAAAGAACTAGGATTCAAGTCTGGAAGAGAGTTAGAGCGTTGGTTGGAGAAAAACGGTCATTCTCATTTAGTGTGTCAAGGGTTGCGAGTTAATCAAGCATCCTATGTCCCCACCGAAAACCTCAAGGAAGTTAAGCAGCTTTTTTCTAAGGCTAGAAACCGTCAGCTATTAATCGGAGAATAAAGTTAAAAGTGCCAGTCTATGAACTGGCACTTTTTGTGTTGGCTATCCCGATAACATCCTTGAGTATTAGTTATCTGGCAAACTTCTAATCAATTCCCGGACTACCTCGGTTATTGACCGCTTCCGGGCTTTACAGTAGTTTTTTAGCTTTTTCTCTTCTGATTCTGATGTACGGACGTTAAGAGGATAATAATTTTTACTTGACATTTCTAGTAGGCTTATGGTAGATTTAAGTAAGTCAAATATAGTTTAGCATCTTTTTTACTACAAGTTATGTCTAATTCTCCAGAAGTGCAACAAAATTTTAATGCTCCTGTTTATGGAGTAACTGGAAAAATTGCCAAAGATCAAACAGAATTAAAATTTGATTATATTGTTAAATTTACCGCTTGGACTAACTTAGATAGTTGCAATATATCGCAAGAAAGATTACTTACAAAAGAAATTTTGATCGCAATTACTTCTGAATTAGCCAAAAAGTCTGGTAAATTTGACGACACTAACTATTGTTCTGTTCTAGTTGCCCCAGAGATTTTTGAAAAATTTATCATCACTGAAACAGGATTAAATTATACGGTTCAGATTCTTGACGCGCCAAGACTATTATACTGTTGGGAAGCTATAGGGTTTTTACTTCATATTGATACTACTGCCTTTAACTTTTATAAGGGTTAGGCTATATCTGATGTGGGAACTGGTATCCCAAAAAATCTTTAGACCTCTTACTTGACATTTCTATAAAGCTTATGGTATATTTAAATAAGAATGAAAGAAGGTCGATCCATGAAAGTCAGAGAAAGTAAAGTTAAGCGTAAAGTAGATGAGTATCAAATTCAAAAAATGCCTAGTTCTAAAGACGGGCATCTAAGGTTTGGTATCGCAAAAAAGACTCCTAAGAAAAAAGAAGAAAAATCTCCTATGGAAGTCTTGGAATTTAAGATACATCCTGCTAAAGAACAAATCACAGAGATTGATCGTTCTTTAGCGGCGTGTAAGTTACTCTGGAATCTTTCGATCGCACTTAAGGAAGAATCAAAACAGAGGTATTATCGCAAAAAACATAAATTCGATGAGTTTAGCCCTGAAATATGGGAGTTAAGTTATTCTGGGGATTACGACGAAAAAGAGTTTAAAACCCTTAAAGATAAAGAGAAAGAACTTTTAATCAGCAATCCTTGCTGTAAAATCGCCTATTTCAAAAAGACAAGTAACGGAAAAGAGTACACTCCCTTAGATGCTATTCCTATCCGTCGTTTTATGAGTGTCGATGACATTGATAAGGATGCTGTTAACTATCTTAATAGACAGAAACTTGCTTTTTATTTCCGAGAAGATACAGCAAAATTTATCGGTGAAATTGAAACAGAGTTTAAAAAAGGCTTTTTTAGAAGTGTGATTAAACCCGCTTACGATGCCGCTAAAAAAGGTATTCGTGGGATTCCTAAGTTTAAAGGAAGACGGGATAAGGTAGAGACTCTTGTTAACGGTCAACCTGAAACTATAAAGATTGAATCTAATGGAGTTATCGTTTCCTCAAAGATAGGATTACTAAAAGTACGGGGGATTGACCGACTACAAGGAAAATCTCCCCGAATGGCTAAAATTACTCGTAAAGCGACTGGATATTATTTACAGCTAACTATCGAAACTGACGACACGATCTATAAAGAATCTGATAAGTGTGTCGGGTTAGATATGGGTGCTGTGGCAATATTTACCGATGACTTAGGGAGACAATCAAAAGCTAAACGCTACGCAAAAATTCAGAAAAAGCGACTTAACCGATTACAGCGTCAAGCTTCTAGACAAAAAGATAACTCTAATAATCAGCGTAAAACCTACGCTAAACTCGCTCGTGTTCACGAGAAAATTGCTCGTCAGCGAAAAGGGAGAAATGCTCAATTAGCCCATAAAATAACCAGCGAATATCAATCAGTTATTTTAGAAGACTTAAAACTAAAAAACATGACAGCCGCCGCAAAACCTAAAGAAAAGGAAGACGGCAATGGCTATAAACAGAATGGCAAAAAAAGAAAGTCTGGATTAAATAAAGTATTGCTTGATAATGCTATCGGTCAACTTCGCACGTTCATCGAGAATAAAGCCAAAGAACGTGGCAGAAAAGTGATCCGAGTTAATCCTAAACATACTTCACAAACTTGCTTCAATTGTGGTAATATTAATAAAGCTAACCGCGTTAGTCAATCAAAGTTTAAATGCACTAGCTGTGGTTACGAAGCTCACGCCGATCAGAATGCCGCCGCAAATATTCTGATCCGTGGACTGCAAGATGAGTTTTTAAGAGCGATTGGCTCTTTAATCAAGTTTCCTGTCTCCTTGATTGGAAAATACCCTGGTTTAGCAGGGAAATTCACGCCTGATCTTGATGCAAATCAAGAGTCTATTGGGGACGCGCCGATAGAGAATGCCGAACACTCGATTAGTAAGCAGATGAAGCAGGAAGGGGATCGCACCCTCACTCAGTCCGAGAATGACTCGCAATCCTTTATTTTTTCTTCCGCCCCACCTCAGCCGTGCGAGGATAGCCACGGCATAAATAACCTGGAAGCCTTACCCAATAAGGCATCTAAGCGAAGTTCTAAAAAATCACGGGGCGCAATCCCCGAAAACCCCGACCAGCTTATGATCTGGGATTTACTAGCCTGATTTTTTAGACCGAGCAGAACCTTGAAAACTAAATTTTAGCGAATGGGGCGCAATCCTTACCCGAAACCCTTTTATATCAAGGGCTAAAGGAAGATGGGAAGCAATTAAGCTTAAGCCTTATTAGGGGTTGAAACAAGTTTTTTGGCAGTCGTACCGACTCGGATCAGGAAGCAATTAAGCTTAAGCCTTATTAGGGGTTGAAACTTTAAGTATTTAGCCGCGTCCGTAGCATTCATCCCGAAGCAATTAAGCTTAAGCCTTATTAGGGGTTGAAACGGCCCCCCTTGATTCTGGTAAGTGATTCCAAAGGGAAGCAATTAAGCTTAAGCCTTATTAGGGGTTGAAACAAGAAAGCGCGGGAATAGTGCCAGTGCTGAAATTGAAGCAATTAAGCTTAAGCCTTATTAGGGGTTGAAACGCGTATGCTTACAATTGCGGGCATTCGGAATTTATGAAGCAATTAAGCTTAAGCCTTATTAGGGGTTGAAACGATGTAATCATTGAGAATTGTTTCAAGCCTAGGGGGAAGCAATTAAGCTTAAGCCTTATTAGGGGTTGAAACTGGTTATCGGAGGGCATCCTTAAGCCTTTTGTGGCTGGAAGCAATTAAGCTTAAGCCTTATTAGGGGTTGAAACAAAATCAGCCACAATTAATAGAAGACTAGCTGCCAGAAGCAATTAAGCTTAAGCCTTATTAGGGGTTGAAACATGGGTAGCTCACCATCGGCTAAGTGACTACTCGCGAAGCAATTAAGCTTAAGCCTTATTAGGGGTTGAAACAGGGGAATACTCGGAAACCCAGATATAGCGCGGAATGAAGCAATTAAGCTTAAGCCTTATTAGGGGTTGAAACTGGAATTGGCACTAAAATCCCGTTAAGGGGATTAGAAGCAATTAAGCTTAAGCCTTATTAGGGGTTGAAACAATCTCTCTAGGGCATCATCCCCCTCTAAAGATTCGAAGCAATTAACCTTAAGCCTTATTAGGGATTGAAACTAAAGCCAATATTGGTGATTTTGACCCCGTGGCTAGAAGCAATTAACCTTAAGCCTTATTAGGGATTGAAACCTTAGGAAAGCATCGACTAAAGGAAAAAGGGGAAGAAGCAATTAACCTTAAGCCTTATTAGGGATTGAAACATAGGCTAAAAGCTTTAATAGTTCAATGATGCCAGAAGCAATTAACCTTAAGCCTTATTAGGGATTGAAACAATAGTTGCTGATTTTAAGCCTTTAGTGACCAATTGAAGCAATTAACCTTAAGCCTTATTAGGGATTGAAACGCTGATTTTAGTTCTTTTGTGATTAAATCCCCCTTGAAGCAATTAACCTTAAGCCTTATTAGGGATTGAAACATCGTCTAGCTGATTGTCTAGTCGGTTCCCCTTGCGAAGCAATTAACCTTAAGCCTTATTAGGGATTGAAACAAAGATTAAGAGAGGGCAATAAAAACAAAAAATAGAAGCAATTAACCTTAAGCCTTATTAGGGATTGAAACATTAGTCGCTTTTTCTTATAATTGCGGTCATTGTGAAGCAATTAACCTTAAGCCTTATTAGGGATTGAAGCTAAATCCTTAAACACTAATCTAACCCCATTAGAAAAAAGCAATTAACCTTAAGCCTTATTAGGGATTGAAACTGACTAATTCGACAATCTCGTTAGGATGCACTCGAAGCAATTAACCTTAAGCCTTATTAGGAATTGAAACAATAATGGTACTGCTTATCTGTACTTTTCCACTTAAAGCAATTAACCTTAAGCCTTATTAGGGATTGAAACAATGAAACCGACTCCGATCACCCGGTGGGTGACAGAAGCAATTAACCTTAAGCCTTATTAGGGATTGAAACTCACTATCTTAATATCATCCTATGGGTGATTTTGAGTGAAACAATTAAGCTTAAGCCTTATTAAGATTAAACTAAATATTAAACCCGAAAAAAACAATGAATCAAACACAACTAGATAAAAAGATTAGTCAATTTTTAAGGAAAAAATTAACCAAAGCGGAACTAAAAGAAATGGAAATAAAACCACGTTCTTTAATCTTAACAATACGCAATTTTGTCGAGAGGTATCTACTTATCATTTTAGATAGTATTTTCGTTGATGTCCCTCGTGGATGGGATAACTTTTTTGAAAGTTTTCGTTTTTGGCAAAAGCTAATACTTAAAAGAAATAAATCTCTGCTAGTAATTTATTTCTGGGAAACTATTAATAATTATAAAGAATAAATAATGAATCACGAAATTTATCTTATTGGAATACCAACTTTATTACTAGGATTTCTCTTGGGAACATGGTTAGCCTATTTCTCGTGGGCTGACACTCGAAACAAAAAACTTGGTATAGACTTTAAATACCGGTACAAAAAGCCGATTAGTGCTAAGGAATTTGCCATAGAAAACTGTACTTCTTTAAAACAATCTAAAAGATTCCTTGACAATAAACTTTTAGAGTTTGGGGGAATAGTAGTTTCCCAAAATGGTGACAGTGAATATCATTTTGATATATCAAGATTTCTTATTGAAGAACAAGACAATGGAAAAATACACTTTGACTAAAATAGAACAAGATGGAAGTGCCAAAACTTTCATCTATCAACCAAGTGACACAGAACCCACTAAAAAAGAACTTAAGGATAAATTAATAGAAATCTTAATGAAAATCAAAACACTGACATCGGAAAAAGTAAATCTAATTTATTTTTTTATCAAAGTTATAGACAAATAACTTTAATTGTGGTAAAGTAATGTAGTAATAACTTTAAAATCTATTGAAGGCCAAAAATGAAAATAAAACCGATAACCTTAATCTTGAATTTGTTTTTAATTTTTGTGTGGGGATTTATGTTAATCACCAAAGGGTTGTTTTACACTTTGTCTCTTGGTTTTTATATTTATGTTTGTAACAAACTTCATAAACCTATCGACAGCTATTTACCTATTATTTGGACTACCCTTAGAGAAGATGTTCCTTTTGGATGGTATAATTTTTTTGAGAATTTTCGTCTTTGGCGAAAATTAATAGCTGAAAAAAATATAAAATTGATAAATTTTTGGAAAGATTCCTTTTGGTGTAATCTTAATTTTTACAGAGAATAAATCTAATATAGTTAATCTGTAACAAATTATTAAACTTTCC